CCCTAATTTTAGTAATTCAGAAACTAGTGACAACTATGCAATGTCTTTACTTAAAGTGGAAAGAGGTAAGGAGAATAAAGGGACTTTGGTGCATAACTATGCGGTCGCAGGACTTGAGGCAGAAAATATTATTAATTATATAATTTATTTGATCACCCATTTTAATATCGAATATATTTGTATGGATTTCGCTGGCGCTAGACAATCTTTAGATACTTGGAATAATTCCTCTTTATTTAAAGAGAGGAATTTAAAACTGGAAGACTTCGAAGCTAAGTTTGATTCGGAAAAAGATGTCAGAAATAGTAAGTACTCTTATGATTTAGGTTCTAGAAAGATTGTGCATATTCAAAACTTTAATACTGGATGGATTAGAGAGGCTAATGAGTATATGCAAATGTGCTTTGACAGGGGAAAGTTATTCTTTGCATCTGCTCCTATTGACAGCGAATTTGAGAGCATGGTAAGGAAAAAGGATATTCCTATGGATAAAATATATTATATATATGGACAGGAAAATGAGGACAACTTCAATGAAGAAGATTGGTTGAAAAAAAAGCAGTATGATTTCGTTGAGCATCAAGTCAGATTAATATCACAATCTAAAACAGAATGCGCAAATGTTAAAATGATTGCGTCTCCTCAAGGGCATCAAACTTTTGATTTGCCAACAACAATGAGAAAGATGAATACGCCAGATAAGCCAAGGAAGGATAGCTATTCGTCACTTTTACTTGCAAATTGGGGCAGAAAATGCTATCAGTTACTTAACGAAACGGACGAAGAAGAGGTATCTACTTGGGTTCCTCCTATGATGTTCTAATCTTTCACATAAAGTCACATTAAATGTAATATCTACCAAATGGCAAAAAAGAAGTACAACTCAAATTCTCTATATCATAAAGATAGAAAAGCATACTATGCTCAGAAAGAAGCGGAAGCTTCTACTCAACAGCCAGAATTAACTTATAACGATGTCTTCTCTAGCAGAGAGAATATCGAAAAGAGTATTGGGATGGTAGGAGGAGGCAACAGCAGGAGCGGCTTTCTAGGAAGAACTTTTGATAGTGCTTTGGGCGTTGACAGCGAGTTGGCGGCAAGATTTCCAAATCTAATAGGTAGAGGGACTATTTATCGTAGACACTCAGATGGGTATATTGGCATTCAAGAGGTTGTATACTTGTGCCAAAAGGCTTGGGAAGAATTTCAGCTGTTTAGAAATACTATAGAAACTATGGTAGAGTTCTCCGTTTCAGAGATTCAAATCAGCGATAAAAATAGCTCTGCAAAAGCATTTTGCAAAGGATGGCTAGAAGCCGTCAATATGCAGGGATTCTCTGAACAATTCTATAGAGAGCTTTACAGATCTTGTAACCTTTTTATTTATAAAATAGGTGGGAAGGTAGATAAGAAAGATATTACCAGCTTAAGAGATGTTAAAAGCGGCAGTGTCAATATACCAGTAAAGTATACAGTTCTTAACCCAGCTCAAGTAGCCCTTGAAGGTGGAGTAACATATGACTCTGCAGTATACAAGATACTTAGCCCTTACGAAATACAGAGACTTAAAAATCCAAAGACTCCAACTGAGAAGGCTATTTTCAACAACTTAGACAAAGAAATACAAGTTCAAATACAAAATTATAGTGAAAACTATGGCAGCTCTCAAGAAACTTTACGGGTAGCTTTAGAGAATGTTGATTCTATCTTCTACCAGAAGCAGGATTACGAATACTTTGCTGTTCCTCTATTCTACGGGGTACTGGATGATATCGAACTAAAAATGGAAATGAAAAATGCTGATAGGCAGATTATTAGCTCTTTGGACAGTATGCTTCTTCTTCTTACTATGGGAGGGGCTAAGGGTAGAGACGGAACTGAACTTCCTCCAAATCCTGAGCATATGGCTTATATGAAAACTCTATTTGAGAACAAGAAAGCTCAACGAGTACTAGTGGCCGATTACACTACAAAAGCAGAATATGTAATCCCAGATATTGATAAGATCATCGGGAAGGCTAAGTATGAGCAAGTCAACGAAGATATTAGAGAAGGCTTGCAAACTGTATTTGGAGGAAACGAAACATTCTCTAATTCGGTTACTAAGGTAAAAATATTTTGCGAAAGACTTCAGAAAGGTCAAAACATATTTAAAAGATGGCTTGAAGATGAGCTTAGCGATGTCTGCAAGAAGATGGGATTTAATGCCAAGCCAACTGTAAAGCTTTCTTCCGTAAGTCTAGAAGATGATGCCCAGATGTTTAGAGTTTATACTAGAATGGCAGAGCTTGGATTCCTAACTCCAGAGGAACTTTTTGAAGCAACTAAAAATGGAATGCTTCCGAACTCTCATGAGAGTATTCTTTCTCAAAGAAAGTTTAAAAAGCAAAAAGAGGAAGATATATATTTCCCTCAAATTTTCAACAATAGTCAATATAATCCTTTGGATGCTGACACAGGAAATAATGATAAGGAGCCTTCTGCCAATCAAGTCGGAAGGCCTCCAAGTAAGGATTCTGGATTCAATGAAGTAAGACAAAGAAGAGTCGGCAGCATTGAACAGCTTTCAATCAAGAGCCTTAAAGATGTATTGTCAGAGTATGATAGTCTTAAGGAAGATACCAATAGCTCCTTTGCTAAGAAATACGGGATAGAAGAAGTTAGTGAAAAGCAGAAAGAAATTACAAAGTCTATAGCTTACAACATATCCAAGAATTATGAAATAAAGGACTGGAAAAAAGCGATTGAAGAGGTAATAGAAAAGAAAATTGTATTGAGCAATACAGATATCGAAAATCAGATTGAGAGCATTTGTAATGATTTTGAGCTTAGTGACGACTTTATGGGTATGTTGATTTATCACTCCAAATAACTTCTCAAGTTTGGTGTTACCATGTATATAACTATATGCGCTCTTCGTTAAGTGACAAATTCAAATATAAAAGTACCTTCCTTTCTAAGGCAAACGTCGTATCTCTAACCACTTCTAATCTATCGAAGGCTTCTTTACAAAATTTAAAGGATACTTTGAATGTATCAGAAGGTGACTTTGAGAAAAATCCAGACCTATTATTTCTTTCTGCGGACTTGTATGTTTCAGACAATGCAAATAAAAATGGAGATCTGGTCGATAGAGAAGGAGCGCTTGAGCTTGCTAAGCAAGTACCTAATAAATATTTAAATTTAGAACACGAGGAAGATATGATCGTAGGATCTCTGATTAGCCCTTTCTACAGAAAGTATTCTGAAGATAGGGAGATGATAGAGGAAAGTAGCCTAAAAGACTACGACGGTCCAGTCGTAGTTGGAGGCACTGGATATATCTGGAAAAGTGTTAACCCAGACCTAGCTGAATTTTTAGTTCAAGCTTCCGAAGAGGATAGCGAAGAATATGGAATGGCTTCTATGTCTTGGGAAGTATATTTCAATGACTTTGAAATCTTAAAGGGATCAAAGTATGTTGCCGAGGGTGACATAGTTTCTGATAAGAGAGAAATTGAAAAAATGAAACCCTTCTTAAGGTGCTATGGAGGAAATGGAGACTATGATGGTTCTCCTATCTATAGGCTGATAAAAGGAGAAAAATTATTTTTAGGTGCTGGCATAGTAAAGAACCCTGCGGCTGATGTTAAAGGTATAATTACTTCCGAGTCTAAAATTATTAAAAATAATAATAAAAAAAATTCACAAACAGTGAAAATAAATGTAAAACCAAATAAAGCAATGAAGATCTCAAATATTACAGATTATAAAAATGCGCTAGCTTCTATTACCTCTGGTGATGAAGTTAATGTAACTACCCTTGCATCTTTGGAAGCGAATTTCGATTCCGTAGTTGATAAAGCTCAAGCTTCCGCTATCGCCGACGAAATTCGTGCGAAGAGTGAAGAGTTTGCAGCTTCCATCTCCGAAAAAGATGCACTTATCGTACAGGCCGAAGAAGCTCGTGCGACGTTGGAGACGAAAATAGCAGAACTTGAAGCAGCTAAGGCCGCTCAAGACTCCGAACTTTCTGAAATTAAAGACAAAGTTGAAGCGCAAGAAAAACAAAGAGTATTCGACGAAAGAATGACTGCTCTAAGTTCTGAATTTAATCTTGAAGGCGAAGTAGCGAAGGTTGTTGCTGAAGAAATCAAGAATATAGATGAAGAGCAGTATGGCGCTTGGCTTAGTAGATTTAAAATTTTAGCTGGAAGTCACTTAAAGGCAGAAGCTAGTGAAGAAGTCTCTCAAGAAGAGTCCGATTCAGAAGAAACCGAAGAGTGTGTAGCAGAAGCTGCGGCGGAAGAAGAAGCAGAGGCGGTAATCACCGAAGCTTCCAATTCAGCAACAGAAGAAGTTACTAACTCTCAACATGAATACAAATCCCTTAAAGATGAATTTGAAAACTTCGAATTCGAACTTGCGGGTAAATAAAAAAAACATAAAAAAAATAAATTATGGCATATAAAGACCTAATCCTAAAACCAACTCGCAACGTTCCTCCTCATAAGATCGTTTCTGAGTTCCGCACGGACTTCACTGGTCAGGCTGGTCATCTCGTTAAGGTTTCTTCGTACGATCCTGACAGTGACACTTATTACAGCTCATCCCCAGTAGGAGGTTCCTATGATGGTATCTACAGCAATCAGCAAGTAGCTCCATATTCAGTCGCTAAAGCCGCAGCAGGAGATACTTCTGCTCAGGTTCTTGGCATCACCCTCGAAGGCACTGCTACTGTAGACGCTAACGGGAATAAAGTCGATGGCTTCAACAAACGTTGGGCTGACGAAAATGGTTACGTTGCTTCTGGCAAGCCAGTTCAAATTGCTACAGAAGGTCTATTTTGGATTGATGCAAATCAAGTCAATGGTGGTACTCCTGCTCCTGGTTCTGGTCTTAAGGCTGGAGCTGCTGGCACATTTGCTCTTGTTGATACATCTGTTGTTGTTACAGGCGCTGTTCCTGCCGCTGCTCTTCAAATCGGAAAAGTTATCTCAAGCACTGGCACTCGTCAGTCTGATGTTCTCATCCAACTGTCACTCTAAAATATAAGTTATTACTAAAATGAAAATTAAACTAAAAGAAAAACCAGAACAAATCGCCCTTATTAAGGCAATGGGTTCGAGTGACGAGGAAACTTCTGCAAAAGCAATGAAGGTTTTCGCAAACCTAGTTGGCCCTCTTGCAAGAAAGGTTCTTGACGAAACTAATATCATCGATTCTTTGTATGATACTATTTCCGTTGGAGAGTTTGAGCCTCGCACTATTCCTCTCGATGATTTTTATAACGTCGATAAGCCAGACTATGTTCGTGTAACATTCTCTAGCCAACCAGGCGATCTTGCATACAGCCAATTGACTGGTGCTGATGACATCCCCTTCACTACTTTCGTAGTTACAGCTGCTATCGCAATGTATCGTAAGTATCTTAAGGCTGGACGTATTCAACACGCTGAAAATGGTATTCGCAAGATGATCAACGAAGTTCGCTTCAAGATGAAGCGCCAAGGCATCCAGCCAATCCTTGATTCGGTTGCTAATGTTCAAACTAACGATCAGTATCACGTTACTCGTTCGCACCAAGCTGGCAGATTCGTTCTTGCCGACTTGAACCGACTTGAAACTCTTGCTTCTCGTATCGTTACTTCTGCTCTTGGCGGAACTCCTAACGCTTCGGGCGCTCGTGGCATTACTGATCTGCTAGTTTCTCCTGAAATCGTTGAAGACATTCGCGCTATCGCTTATAACCCAATGAATACTGTTGCTGCTGATGGTGGCGCTCCTGCTAACACAGAGGACGGCATTGCTGCTCCTGATTCGCTTCGTAACGAAGTGTATGGTGCTGCTGGTATCCCAACCCTGTATGGTTGCAACATCATCCAAATGGTTGAAATGGGCGTAGGTCAGGACTTCAATACCATCTTCGATGCGTTTGCAGGTTCTAATGCTTATCCTGATAATGCAGGAACTGGTACAGCACAATTCAATGGTGCTACTGAGCAAATCGTTCTTGGTATCAACAGATCTGTTGATGTTAACGGTCTTGTTAAGGTTGAAATCAACGACAGTGAAAGTGGTTCGACATTCAATGCTCTTCCTGACAACCAGTTTGTTGCCAGAGAAGGTAAGGTTGGATTCTACGGAACAACTGAAGCAGGTTATCTTAGCGTTGAGCCAAGAAACCTCTTCGCTATCGCGATCTAGAACTAATAAAATCAAAACTAATCCCGTCAGAAATGGCGGGATTTTTTTGTGCCTAAGTTTAGAATTTTCCCAAAAGGACGCTACACCTGTATATAATAATATGGAAAAAATTAATGGAAAAATTAATGGCAGTGATACTTTGGTAAGCGCTTTGGGTAATAAAAAGTCAGTAGCAGGTGTTTCTCAGTTTTTGGATTATAAAATTCTTATTAGTAAGATGCCTATGGAAAAACTATATAGGCATGGTTTAGAAGAATTTGGTATTAAGCCAAACAGATCCTTGAAAGGTAGAGAAACTTTTGAAAAAAAATGCTTGGCTGCATTCAGAAAATCTACTGGCCAATTGATGAATCAAGATTTATCAAAAAAGCTGACTAAGACCAAACAAAAGAAGCTAGATGAAGTTCTGAAGAAGGGGATTTAATTTCTTTGTAGGGTTTTTTAACTGTAATAATAGTTATGTCTACGTACCAATTAACAGGAGTTGCTTATGAGCTTCATCAAGAGTTAAATTTCCCTAGCGAACCAAGTCAAAATAGAATAAACCTTTGGCTAGAATACAACGTCGGGAAATTAAACAATAAGATTTCTACTAACTACAGTTTAAATTCTGGAGAATATGCACCTCTATTACATCAAGACGAAAAAGACATCTTAAAGTCTCTATACTATGTTGAGTATTATACAAATCTATCTAGGGATATCTTAATAAAAAGCTCTAGTGGCGGAAACATTGTCTCTATAAAGGATGACGAAAGTTCAGTTACTTTTGAAAAGAGTAAGGATTCCTCTGTGGAGATATATAAAATTGCTAGAGATATGGATAGCAGGTCTACGGATTTAGTAAATCTATATAAACATAATAGGTCTGGACCAAGAGACCCTCAAGAGAATTTAACTGGCTTCAAGTATTAATGATAGTATTGACCGACAGTCAGCAAGATAGTGTTAATGATGGAATGATGAGTTTGCATAATTTTTTTGCTAGTAAAAACAAATTATTTGCTATCAAAAAAGGTACTACTACTGTTATTAGTGAGAGTAGCGCTCATAACTCTTATTATCAAAATAGCATTGAGAATAGTAAAACTGTTGAAACTCAAACCAGTGGAATGTTTTTGGCTAGGGCATATTATCTAGACAGAGGTACTGAATTTAAGCCAATAGACGGAAATCAGGGTAGTGTTGCAGCAAGCCCTAGAATTAAGCTAGTAACTGATATAACGGGAAGAGATTTTTTAGAAGACTCAAAGGACGTTTATTGGGATGAAGAGTTTTATGATTTAATTTCAGAACCAAGAAGACACGGCTTACTGCAAAATAACTTCTACACTTACTTCCTAGAGAAAATTAACTAATGGCAATCTTCAAGGCACAGATAAATAAGAAAATTACGAAAGCCTTAACTGGAAGAAAGGCTAGGTCTAGCGCAATAAAAAAAATGTCTGCCGATTTCAAAAGATCTAAGAGGCAGTTTTTGTCGGAGGTTGGCTCTGATAGGTCGTCACAAATGGTTCAGTCTGATGATAAAACAAGAGGTTACTTCGGCTTAGAGCCATCACAAAATCCAGTGCAAGATATAAAAGAATCTTTCGAAGAAAAAATTCAACTGAATACTAGGCCTAGCACTACTAGAGATAAAAATAGAGCATTTTACAAGTTTCAAATACAATATCCATCAAGGCCAGAAATTTATAATGATGATCGATTGAGTCTACCGTGGACTGCAAAGACTTGGGTGCAAGCGTTGCAGGAGGGGCTAGGAAGTATTGAAAAATTCTTATTTAAGCCAGGTGCTGGTAGGTCTGAGCTTGGTTATCAGATTAAAAACTCAATAAACAGGGAGAGTGAGCCAAGAGATAGTTCGTATCTAGACAGATTAAGAGATATTTTTGAAACAAAACTTAGAGGGGGGAATAGATGATACCGCAATACGATCATAAGCTAGGGTCTTACTTCACTCTATATCTAGAAAACAGGCTCTTAGAGAAGGGGCAGGCTTTTACTAATACTACTGGAATCTTTTACCCAAACGATCAAAATAATATTAATGGACTAACCTTTTCAAATAGTCCTTATGGTCAGTGGGTTTATGATCACTCAATTACTGGTGCTATAATCCCAAGTGGAGTTTATGTAAATGGCGAAGAGGTGAATAGAGGTACTAGTGGATTGTCTATAGACTTTTTAAATGGTGGCGCTTATCATGAAGACTTTGGAGACTCTCCAGTGTCGGGAGCATTCGCATACAAGGACTTTAACGTATACTTTAAACCAGAAAATGAAACTCAGGTTTTATTGAGAGAAGCTTTTAGGTCCAAGGACCCGTTGAACTTTTTAACTGGATCTAATAATTTGAGAATAAATGCCCCATGCATTATAGTCAGTTCTAAAAATAGCTCTAGCGAGCCTCTCGCATTTGGTGGCCTAGATGAAGTAACTTATAACTTACAGACTTTAGTTTTAACTGATAATTACTATGATTTGGATGGAGCTTTATCTATATTTAGAGATTTGAGGGAAAATTACTTTTCGGTAGGAGACTTTGAAAAAATACCTTGGGACTTTAAGGGTGACTTAAAAGATCCAGAATATAGCTACAATGATATCAACGCAGCATTTAGCGGTGGGTATGAAAAAGCTTATATTGATAAGGTGACTATAAACTCTACAAATAGTGTAGATAATGAATTTTCAGAGTTTAATATAGGCTATGCAGAATTTTCGATTATAGCTTATAGGTTCCCAAGAAAATGATTCACAATTTCGCAAATAAAATGTATTAACTATTATAACCCAACTTTTTTAAAACTATGGCAAAAAGAATTCAAACAAGATATGAAAGTGCTGGCCTATTTGTAGGCCCTTCGCCAGCAACTGGCAGACACTTTGCAGATGGTCTTTACGGTTACACCAATCTATTAAGTGGATCAAGCGGTGATAACCAAATCAGACCACTATTCAGAGTACAGTCGTTCTCCGACTCTTTCGACAACCCTCTTCAGAACATTAATCAATTTGGACAAGCTACTACTCTTGCCAAATTAGCTACTTCTGCACCGACCCCAACCTTCGATTTCACTTATTTCACTAATAATGGATTGAACGAAGCTATTCTTGGATTTCCAGTGTCCCTTGAAACTTCCACTGTTAATGGAAATGTAAGTGGCTTGAGAAATTGCTTGTCTGGATTCTTTGATTCTACAAATGATTCCAAGAACTATTTCGCACAATTCGTCCCAGAAGGTAAGTCCGTTTATGGAGATACCTCTGCCGATTCAGAGGACTTTGTAGTTTGCTTGTCGAATGGCTTCATAACTAATTATGAAGTTAGCGCAAGTGTTGGTGGGTTCATGGAATCTACAGTTTCTGTTGAAGGTTCTAATTACGTAGTTAATTCTAATAGTACTGGCAACATTTCTCCAGCAATTTTCCCAGAAAATGGAGACAAGGTTACTGGGTGGCAATATGATATTCCTGCAATCTCACAAGACTCCACTGGAGCTTTTGCTGGTGCAGGTTCTACAATGCCAGCGGTCATCAAACAAGGTGGAATTAAACTTAACATCAATACTCTTTCGGGTAACATGGGTGTTAACATTACAGAATCGAATATCAATTCGTTTTCCGTTAGCGTTCCAGTTGCTCGTGACAACCTTGAAAGACTAGGAAGTCAATTCGTTTTTGCTCGCCCATTGCAAACACCAATCGATGGAACAGTAAGCTTCGATTTTAATGTCACTGATATGTCAACAGGTTCTCTTGTTGATCTATTCAACGGCACATCGAACACTGAGTTTGACTTTAGTATTGTAACTGCTGGAAGTACTGGTAATTCGGTAGATACAGATCAATTCGCTATTTTTGTTAGAGGTGCTACCTTCGAATCGGAAAATACATCTCTTGATATCGGATCTGCAAGAAACGGTTCTGTAACATTCCAAGTCCCACTTGGTACTGTTGATGAAACTGGAAAAGGCATATTCTTCAGTGGAGCCGTCACAACAGCAGAACTTGCTGCGAGATACGCAGGTCGTTCATAAATTTTAAATATTCATTTAAAAAACAAAGCCCATTGATTTTTTTATCAGTGGGCTTTTTTTTAGTGTAATAGTATATAGGCATGGCTAGATCTGATTTAGAAATATTAGCGGAAGTAAAACTCTCAAACACAAGAGAGTTTAATGCTCAGTTGCGTGGTCTTGAAAAACGTAAAGTTATAATTGACACAAAGCGAAGTGAGCAGGCTTTAGGCAGAATTACAGGCAAGGCAAATGAGTTTACTAAATCACTTGAAGCTTCTAATGCCCGTGTCATCGCTTTCGGTGCTTCTGTGGCCGTCATTGAAGGGGTAAGAAGAGCCTTCCTAGAATTGGCTACCACCGTAGTACAGGTGGAAAGTAGCTTGAATGCTATTAACTCCATCTTCGGAAGAAGTAGCGATACGATATCGAAGTTTGGTGACGAGCTGTTTAAGGTTGCTAAGAATACTGGTCAGGGATTTCAAAGAGTAGCTGAAACTGCACAGGAATTTGCCAGACAGGGCTTGAGCGTAGAGCAAACTCTAAAGAGAACAAGTGACGCTCTGATATTAACTCGACTAACAACTTTAAACACAGAAAAAGCAATTTCTGGTTTAACTGCGGTTGTTAATGGTTTTGCATCCTCTGCTATAACGACTACTGAAGTCATAAATAAGTTAAGAGCAGTTGAAACTGCTTTTGCGGTTTCTTCTACAGATCTAATTGATGCGGTTTCTAGATCGGCATCCGTTGCTCAGGATGCTGGCATATCGTTTGAAGAATTGCTGGGTTTCATTACTGCGATAAAACAAAGAACTGGTTTGGGTGGCGCTACTATTGGTCAAGGTCTGAAGACTGCTTTAACTAGACTTAATTTACCTACTAGAATTGCACAGTTGAAAGAACTTGGGGTCGCTGTTGATGAAAGTGCCTCGACCTTTGATAACTTAGTAGCAGCATCTGTAGCCATTAGTCAAGCTCAAAAGGACGGGGAAAGAAGTCTTGCCACTCAAATATCTACAGTTGTTGCTGGCCAGTTCCAGGTTTCAAAATTGTCGGCCCTATTTAGAGATTTAGCATCCCAACAAAGTATTGCTGGAGGAGCGACAGACGCTGCGACTAAGGCAACTAATGAAGCTATTATAGCCAACTTAGCTTACAATCAAACTATTGAGGGTATTAGTAATCAAATATCTAACAATATAGGTCAAATTTTTGCAGGCCTTGGAAAGGCTGGGCTTCAAGACTTCTTCAAGTCTATTGTAACGGATATAAATGTATTGCTAGAAGCTCTTCAAGGCAATGATATTGGAGGTGGGTCCTTTTTGGCGAATATTACCAAGGACGTAATTTTACTAGCTAATGATCTTAAGCTTTTAGCGCCACTTGCTGAAGGGTTTGTGAAAGTCTTGACTGGTCCTGCATTTGTAACTGGCTTGGCAATTATTGCCAATACTTTAAAAAATGTATTCACTCAGGGTGGCGCAAGTTTGCTTCAACTCAGTGGTATAAACAAAGTTTCAGAAAAACGAATAGCAAATCAGAGAGTTATTCAAAGCTTGTTAGCTCAAGCTACCTCTTCCGAGTTAAAACAACTAGAATTAGCAACTTCGCAGGCACAAAAAGAACAAATTATATTAGGCTTGCTGACTAAACAACTTGCTGCGCAAAAAGCCTTAGAAGCTAGTTCGATTAGAACTGCGCAAAGCTTGTCGAGACAGGGTGTATCTCTTGGTGGATCTGTTTTTACTGGAGACGTAAGTAGGAAAGGAGGAAGAGCAAAAGGTTTTGCTGGAGGAACTTTGGGGGGAGCAATAGAAAATGAAAAAAGGGCGATCAGTAATGGCGTTGGTGGAGCTAGTTCAAACGCGCAAGTAAAAGTAGTAAATTCATTCAATTATGGAAAGGGCAAGATTGGGCCAGCCGTATTGAATAGTGATGAGATTTTAATACCTAATAAAAATGGCGACATTGTATTGAATAGAGATATGGCAGGATCTTCTGCTATTAGCTCTATGGGTGGAAACTTTGCCAGAGGTAAGATCCCTATGGTTAAGGGATTGACCTACAAGGCCTCTAGGGATGGCATTAGCAAGCTTCTGATGGGTAACACCAAGTTTCAGTCTGTAAGCTACTACAGTAAGAAATATGACTCAGTTAGACAGCTTTCAGGGGTTCAGCATTCATCTATGGTTGCTCAGTCATCTAAGGCTGGAAAGCCGCCTCCTAAGGGGTATTCTAGCTGGAAGCAATACCAAAGGGAGAATCAGATGGTTACTCTTAGAGGTATGCAGGGTGGCGAACAAGTAACTAAAAATATAAAACTCTCTGATATAAGAAGGGTTAGAGCTGGGGGAGCTACCTATATACCTAATTTTGCAGAAGGCAGGGTCAATCTTGATGTAACCGATCCTTTTCCTTTTGGTCAATCCTCAGGCAGGGTCAACTTAGGCGATACAGAAATTAAACAAATGGAAAGAAGGCTGAGAGCAGGACAGCCTTTAACTCCAAGACAAATTTCAAGAATTGAAGCTGGTTTAGCCTCTGGTCAAGGCTTTAAAATTCCAACACTATTGAGACAGGCTGCTGCTGAACAAACTTCTATGGCTGCACAACAGGCTACTAGAGGTTTTGGTAGAGATACACCAAAAACACCACCAAGCGGTGCTGATGAAAGGACTAGAGTATCTCCGACACAAAAACCTTTTGTTAAAAATGATAAAGGGAAATTTAGACCAGTAGGTGATCCAATTTATAATCCTGGATCAACTGGATTTACTGGGGACCTTAGAAATAGCAGATTTACTTTTACTGGACAAACGGACTTAAAGGGAAAAACAAGGCTTGTCCCTGAAGTCGCTGGTCCACCAGCAATAATACAGCCAAGTTTAGCCGAGCAGGCAAGAAATGCGCCAAAAAACTTTAGCAAAGAGTTAAAAGAGTACAACTATAAGGATTTTAAAAAACAATTTGCGGCTGGCGCTGTGCCTAGTGGGTTTAGGGGAGATGCAGCTCCATTTGCAGAATTTAAGAGAAGGTTAAGACTTGAGCTTATAGAGGCCGAATTAAAAAAGGAGTCTAAATCACAAGGGAAATCATTGAGCTTCGAGGAACTCAATAGATCCAAGGAGGGTAGGGAGTTAGCAAATAAAATTAAAAATGCTGGACTGGTAAACTTCAAACAAATTGAAAAGGGAACAAGAAATGCAGTTCAACAGTCTCTTTTGGCTGATGCACAAACACAACTAGAGAAGTCTGGAACGGGTAGGTTTGGTTTCGACAGCGGCCTAGAAAAAAAGGCAAAAGGAATATTAAACTCGTCAACTGGTAAAAAACTTACACCAGAGTCTAGAGCTAAATTTAACGAATCGGTTCAATCTAGAAAAATAGCTAGAGGACAAAGACTACAGGGGGCTGGATTTGGACTTAGCTTTGCTGGTGCTTTGGCAGCGCCAGTAATTGGTCAGGGGATTGCAAAGGTAAGTGGAAATGAAAGAGCTGGGTCAATTGCATCTGGTGCTTTAGGTGGAGCTGCGACTGGAGCAAGTGTGGGTGCATTTTCTGGGAATCCGCTTGGTATTGCAATAGGTGCTGGAGTTGGGGGTCTACTGGGTGGAGTTGGTGCTGCGCTTTCTACAGCCACTGATGATGCCAGCAAGTATTCCAAGTCTCTGGGCGAGCAGCAAGATTTTTATAAAAAGAATATAGCTTCTGCACAGGCATATGTAAATGCGCAGTTTAGACTAAATGATGCATTTGAAAGTGGAACTGCATCAGGAAAACAGATAGCGGCCCTGTTCTCTGATATACAAAGAACTTTTAATGATTTTCAGAACGATCCAAATCTTGGGAAATCAGAAAGAGGGAGGAAGCTTAAGCAAGACTTTGTTACTGCAACTCCAGAGGAAAGAAGAGGGATATTGGATGAACTCCAAAGGGAAGGGCAGTCAAAAATAAGGACAGCGTCAACACAGAAGGCTTTCGACGATTTCGCTACAAAATCTAAAGATAGGCGAGCTACTATAGAGAAGGAGACAGAAACTATTAGGGGTGTTGGTCAATTTGCCTTTGGAGCGCCAATAACAAGAGTAACAAACCAAGATCAACTTGATCTTAGTAAGATTACAGAAGATGAGGTATCTCTTTTTATTGGAGGTCTTCTAGCGGATATAGATCTTGACAATGTTGACTTTTCCACTTTAGAGAAGTCTGGAAGTAATCTCCAGAGGCTAATTGCGCTGGGCCTTGAAAAGGAAACTGCAAAAGCTTTTGCTCTTCAGTTCGACACAAATAAGCTTCTATCAAACCTATTCAAGAAAGTGATTGGAGATGGCTCCATTAAGACCAATATAATTGAACAGCAAGCTGCCGCTGCGATAACAGATGCGAACTTTAAAGTCGCAGGAGCTAACAGAGACTCTGACGCTGCTTCATCTAATTTGTTCCAAGCTCAGGCTGGACAGTCTGCTGCTGATAGAATAACGCAAAGGGGTGAAGTTAGTAGAGCGTCCAACCTCGCGCAAAATAAATTGGAGTTTCTTTCTAGGCAGGGATTTGACCAGACACGTAAAAAGCAGGACCTTCAGATAAGTAATCTGAAAACAGCTCTTACAGATGGGTTAAAGGATCTTAACTTGGGTGCTTCAGGGGGTGTCCAATCTGCTTTTAAAGATAGATTGTCCACATTCACACCAGAACAAAGAGCTGAGGTTTCCCCAATCTTGGAAAAGGTTGCGAATGAAGGAGCCTCAATTAGCGATATAAACTCTCTAATAGGAAAGATAGATGATAAGGATTTGAAACAAGAGCTTGCAAAATTGGCAATTGAACTAGCAGGAAATAGAGATGCTCTTGTCGCAAATACAAATCAGTCACTTGCAGATACAGTAGCTCTCAATCAACAGGCTGA